ATAACAAATAAAATTTTAAAGACATGAATGCAACAATTAAACTCACCTACAATGTAGTATTCAATGACGACAACGACTCTAACGATAAAGGCTTCGAGCAGACATTAGACTATTGCAAAAATTACATAGCTACCTATAATGGTACTAATGAAAGTTACTTCGCTGATTATAAAGGTGGCATTGTTCAGATAGTGTGTAACGAGACTGAAGAGGTGGTGTATGAAGAAGAAGTATTTTAATAATTAAAAACTCTTAGAAAATGAAAACAGAAAGCAAAACATTCAAAGTAACCTACACCAAATATACAGGCGGTAATGGTACAATAATAGTAAAAGCAAAAGATGAAATACAAGCGATCACCAACGCTAAGTACCTTTGTGCAACTGGCAAGAATTTTAGAGACCCTCAACAAATAGATGATAATTTGTATAAAAAGCCAAGAAAACAAGGTTTTCAAGGCAGACAATAAAGAAAATAAGCCTCTAATGAGTGTTAGGGGCTTATTTAAAAAACAATCTAACTTTATAGCACATGAATAGATTTTTTGAACTAAAAATGCCTAAATTTTTATTGGCAGTAGAACCTATTGAGATGCCTAGTGGATTTCATTACATATACTCTCCTCACTATTTATCATTGATATTAGTGATTAGAACAAGTACACAACAGTTGTTCCTTAATTATGAGCTACAAAACAATATTCGAAAATTATATGAGTGCAATGAAAATGAGAAATATGAACTCATAATTATTCAGAATAATGTAAATATAACAGGAGGGGAATTAGCCCCAGTTATTTCTGAATTACAATTTTTAGATGAAGCGTGGGATTGGTATAAGGATAATATGATAAAATTATGACTACACAAGAAAAAGTACTCTATATCATTGAGCTATTAGAGCTATCAGATAGGCAGGTTGCTGCTGCCATAGGTAAGGCAATATCTACAACAACTCATAAGAGGTTACAATTAGGTCGCAATAAATTCACAGATGAAGATCTTAACAACCTAAAGAATTACTACATTGATAAACTAAGGCAGATAGAAGAATTGCAATAAAAAAAGCCCTCACTACGAGGGCTTACTTATTTACCGAAACAGCTTCAATCTCCACAAGAGCAAGGCAAATACACCAATTATCAAGGTACTTATGATAAGCGCAATAGGTATTGTCTTGACTTCTTTTTGCACTTCCTTTTTATGCTCTGTATAAATATTTTTAGTCTCGGATTTTTGGCTTATCTTATTATCTATATAAAGAGTAGTATCAGCTTGTTGCAAGCTCTTAGAAAGGTTATCTATCGTTTTAAGAGTAACCTTTCCGTTTCGTACTCTTATAGTCTCCTTGTCGCCGTCCCTGATACGATAATAAACCACTTCCTTGGCGTTACCTACGCTGTCCTTATCACTTTCAAGGGTGATTTCATAGGATTGGGATTGCTGTAGGTCAAAAACGCTTACCTTTTGGACTTTTTCTACGTGTGTGGAGCTGTCTTTTACCTCCTTTCTTTCGCTCTTTTGCTCTTCTCTGTGCTCTATTTTGTTTAATTTTTTGCCTTTGCAACCAGTCAGTAACAAAAGGGCTAAGAGTAAATACATAATCTTTCTCATACATAGTTATTTTACTTTTTCAATTTCTTTAATGAGTTTTTTGAGGCTATCAGCATAGTTTGGAGCAGTGGCATAGCCTGCATTTGCGACTTCCTCTGCAAACTTGTAAGGGTCGGCTTTGACCTCCAATGCCTTGGCGTATCGTTTGTTTCTAAAGAAGAAATTAGCATGGTCTGTAAAGCTCTCTTCAGGGGTGTCGTACTTTCGGAACCAGTCCTTAACCGTGTACTTGAACCTGCCATCAGGGCGCTTTTCTATACTGATAATAACAGGGAATTTAGCCTTGTCAGTGGATAGAATCTCTGTAGTTTGTACCAGTTGACGCTTTTCAAGAGGTGTGGAGATAGACGCTTTCACGCCAAACATCATATTGCCAGGAGCACTATTTCCCCAACCTGTCTCCAATGCTGACTGAGCAAGGATAAAAAGATGAGAAATGCCTGTCTTACGCTCTGTTTCCAATGCGTAGGGCTTGTAGGTTTTGATAAAATTAAGCTGTGTTTGGTTCATGGTCTTCTGTTTTAGAATTATCACTTTCTTTCATATAATTAGAAATAGTCTTAGCTACTTCCTCTAAGTTATCACGATTGATAAACACTTGTTGAATGGCTTGTCCTGCACGGTCAAACCGCACCTTATCTTCGGCTTTTTCGCGTATCGATTTGATTTCGATAAGACATAAGACTACGGCTATAAAGAATGTGCAGAACGGGAATAACCAAATCGAATATTGATAATAGGTTTCTAAAAACCAAGAAAGCATTCCATACATACTATCCACAATGGTACAAGCAATCAGTATATTGTAGTATTGTGCCATTTTGCTAATGGTTCGCCTATATCCGTAGGAGTTACGCGCAATACCCAATCGTTTAGCCTTGCGCACCCCACTCCAAAGGTCGGCAAATATCATAAGGAGTACAAGAATATAGATGCAGAGTAGTATCCAAAGAATTACAAATATTTTTTCCATTTATTTTTTTGTTATTGACTATTATTTTTAAAATAAGCGGTGAACCACCATATACCCCTTACCTTGAGGTAGTCAAGGTTGCTTTGGTTGGCATAGGCTTCCCTTTCAAAGATAATATTGCGGTAAGCCTTATCCCAATTGCGATAGCGTAAATACTTGAAAAGAAAATCAAGGAAATACCAAATATAGAAAAAGAGTACCAGTAGTTCCTTTTGTTGTCGCAAGTGGATACGTTCGTGGTTGATAAGCTCTTTATCGTACTTATCACCTTCATTACGAACGAAGATGAAAGGATATAGGGTGATTGCCCTATACCCTTTTGGCACGAGAAACCTATTTTTTCGTATCATTGGCTTTTGGTTTTTCAGTGCTTTCTCCTTTGATGATCGCCGTGCAAGTGGTGTGAATATGCTTTATTAAGTCAATATCCGAAGGTTGGAAATTGTTGTTTTGCATATTGAAATCATGCTCGGTTACTGTTCCTTGCAAATAGGAATATCCTACTTGTCCTTCTGAGCTTTTTTGTACAGAGAATGCCACTGCTTGCGGGTTTTGGTCTTTCTCAAATTCGTAGGAGTACATCACAACTGTGCCTTGTACTTCTTCTTGTGCGGTGATACGCGTTGTTTTCTGAATGATTTGCATATTTGTATAAATTAAATTTTAATAATTGTGTCCTGTCATATAATAATGACCATTGTAATATCGTAGTTTTAGCACATCTCCTTTACCCATATCCATATATCCAAAGTTATTACCTGCATGCCAATTCCCATTGTTATCTAACAAAGCTCCTCCATTAACACCTTGTATTCTGACGCTCCTTCCTTCCACATGGATAGACATTATAATAGTAAGTTCAAAGGATGCATTGTTTACCCCAACTATTTGATTTATTTGTTGTGCATTAGGAAGATATACAGTTCTAAAATCAGTAGTTACTCCTGTAAATATAAACGTATGAGTATACTTTATATTATCAACGATAGTGTTTAAATCAGCTATTCCTATATATCCATCATCATAAATAGCCCTTTTACCAATACTTGATGTATTCCCATCTATTAGTTGAGCTAAAGCATTGTCAGAGGATATATGATTAGGTCTTATCTTAATGTAAGAACCTATTCGATTATAAGAACGTCCTGTGTATTCAATCTTTTGTGCAATATAGGTATTAACACCAACCGCAGCATTAAAGTCCCCAAATGAAGCAAAAAGACCATCAAAAGAAGATCTACTATCTACTATAATACCTCTATTTCCTATCTCTATTTCCGAAGTGTCAGAACTACCCGCATATATTCTTCCTCTCTTTTCATTTTCTTCAGTATTAATATAAAATTGTCCAATTTGTCCGCTCGTAGCATTAACTTGTCCTGATATATGTGCATTTGTAGCCCATAGTTCGCCGTTGTCATCTACTCTAAAAGGAGCTTGTTCTTTTTGAGAATATGGCTTACCCGCAAAGAAACGAATAGATTTTCTGTCAAGTCCCGCTCCATTGATACCAGCATTCCCCCCTAATGTGTTTCCAACAGTTAAAGCTCCAGTAGTGATGGTGTTTTTTATTGTTTCCGTTCCGTTAGTATAGTCAGCACCTTTGCTAAATATACCATTGATATATTTTATATTGGCTTTTTCAGCTTCATTGATAGCCGCTGCATTTTTATCAATGATACCCAAATCTACCATAGTATCCCATACATCTTCAGGAGCGGGAGACCAGTCGGTAGGTTTATTGCCTTTTTCAAGTTTTACCCATTCTATCGTACTTTCAGCAGAAACAGTACTATCATAAGTCCAAATAGAAAGTATCATTTTATCACCATTTCTATATCCTTTATAATTAAATGTATTCTGATAAATACCTTTTCCTCTGTCATATAAAGCACATTGTTCTACATTTCCCAATTGGTCATATAAAGCAAAAGCGATTTTACCAGTCCCTAATTGCCCTTTGATGGTAATAGTAAGTAATTCACCTACTTTTAACTCTTCTGTTAATCGGTATGTTGCTATATTATAATAGCTATTGGTTATTCTTTGCTTGCTGTTATATAATAAATTTCTTCCTCCAACATTCAAATCATTTACTTTTTGTTCAGCAAATGTTTTAGCTTCTTGTAGTTTCTGTTGGAGTTGTTGTATTTGTCGTTGTTCTGCCGCTGTTATTTTGCCGTCGGCATTGGCAATAGCTTGTGCTTTTGTAAGTTCTGCTTGTGATCGTGCGTATGCTTCTGTAGCGGTTTTTGCTGTTGTAATCTGAGATTCTAAATCACCAGGAGCAGGAGTCCATTCAGTAAAACGATTTCCTTTTTCAAGTTTTATCCATTCTATCGTACTTTCAGTAGTAATAGATGAATTATAAGTCCAAATCCAAAGTGTTTTATTATCCGCTGTTCTACCATTAATAAATTTTCTCCAGTTAAATGTGTTTTGATAAATGCCATTACCTTTGTCAAATAGTTGAGATAACTCAAGAAAATCACCACTATTATAAGCTGCAAAAACTGTCTTTCCAACTCCTAATTTTCCTTTAATAGTTAAGGTTACAGTCTCTCCTTCATTAATATTTTCTGTTAATTCATATATAGCAATATT